GTGGATCTACAACCGGTGGAGCAGTACTCTATGAAGGTGGGAAGTTCCTATACAGCAATCACGCAACAGACCCCGCATCAGGTAGGCTGTGTAATGCGTTCGACCTTGTTAGGATGCATAAATTTGGTCATTTTGACGAGGATGCAAAACCGGATACGCCAAGCACAAAGCTTGAAAGTTATTCTAAAATGTGTGAAATGGCATTACAAGACCCCGCAGTCAAAAAAGAAAATATTATCAGCAAATTTCCGGAAGAGGAGAGGACAGATAACGCAGGGGAATGGATTAAAAGCCTGGAAATTAATGGAGACGGCAAAGTATTGAGCACTTCAAATAATGTCATGCTGATACTTGCAAATGACCCGCTGTTGAAAGGTGCTTTTCAGAAAGATGATTTTTCTAATCGTATTTACGTATTACGGGAGACACCGTGGAAATCAGGAAATGATAAACGAGATTTCTCGGATACGGATATGGCGGGGCTTAGGGTGTATCTTGAGACAAGATACCGTATAACGGGAAGTGGGAAAATACAGGACGCTTTCGACACCTTTATAGAACAGACAGCAGTACACAGTGTAAGAGAGTATATAAAAAGCCTGCACTGGGACGGCGTAAAACGTATTGATTCGGCTTTTATTGATTTTCTTGGCGCGAACGATACGCCATATATAAGAAAGTCTGCAAGAAAAATATTCTGTGCGGGGGTTGCCCGTATATTTTCTCCGGGCATCAAATTTGATTACCTGCCGACGCTCATAGGTACTCAGGGCATTGGGAAAAGTACTTTCATCCGTATCATGGGAAAGGACTGGTATAGTGACAGCCTTAAAATCACAGATATGAAAGATAAGACTGCAGCTGAAAAAATACTCGGCTCATGGGTGATTGAGATTTCAGAAATGGACGGCATGAATCGGACAGATGCAGGTACCATAAAATCATTCCTTTCTACAAAAGAGGATAAGTACCGCCCAGCATATGGCAGGGCAACAGTGACCCATAAAAGACAAAGTATTTTGATTGGGACATCAAACGAAAGAGAGTTTTTAAAAGATGACACCGGAAACAGAAGATTTTGGCCGATAGATGTGGGAAAAAGTACGCCTTTAAAAAATGTATTTGAGGACCTGCAAAAAGTGATTGATCAGATGTGGGCAGAGGCGTATTGTTATTGGGCAATGGGGGAACAAATTTTCCCGGATAAAGAAATGGCAGAAGCTGCAGAAAGGGAGCAGGAAGCACACAAGCATGAAGACCCACGGAAAGGAATTATTGAGGAGTTCTTAAAAATACCTATCCCGGTCAATTGGTATTCTATGGATGCTGATTCAAGACGTTTATATGACCCTAAAACATATACCGGTGAAACGATGGAAAGGGATAAGATATGCGCTTTAGAAATTTGGGTCGAATGTTTCCACAGAGCAAAGGCTGATATGGCGCAGGGAGATACAAGACAAATCAACGGTATCTTGTCAGAAATTTTAAAAGATAAACCGGAATGGATGCGAGACAATTTGCGATTCGGGACAGATTATGGACGGCAACGAGGATTTTCAAAGTGTTCCGTACAAAAATAGAAGTGTTCCAAAGTGTCCCGTCGAGTGTTCCACCAACAAACCTAGTAAAATTAAGGGCTGTAAGCATATTTATACTATATGGAACACTGGAACACTTATATAAAAGAGTTTGTTGAAACAAGAAGATTAAGACGTATAAGGTGGATAGCTGTACACCTTAATACACCTTAAACGCCTTAATACAATATGCTATATAGAAATAGGGGTAAAACTGTTCAAAGTGTCCGAAGGGAGGAAAAAATGGATTTAGAAGAAATAGAGCAGAAGATTTATATTAATACAATGAGGCTCAAGAGCATAGAGGCGAATTTTGAAAATGTAGCTCCGTATTCTAGTGAATTTGATTCATTAATGGGCAAAGCACTTGAAATAAAAGAGGAACTTGATCGACTTACTGTGGAGCGGATAAGACTGAAGTTCAAAGAGCATTTTGAAAAATAATAAGAAAAACGCCCTCATCTAACAGCAATTAGACAAGGGCCATGTATCTATCTTGATGCCAGCCAGCGTTTAAGAAATGATACATGAATATTATAACAGATATTCAGTGAAAGGAATAGGCGGAATTATGGAATATAAAGTAATTAATGAAGAACTAAACATAAAAGCGTGCAGAATTGGAGATTTAACTATGCAGCAAGTGCAAAGTTTTTTGAAATTGTGGAATGATGGAAGTTCAATCTCTACATTAACAGCTTTTATTGACGAAGAAGATAAGGCGTTGGTACTAAACAAAGATAATAAGAACTATAACTTATATCTTACAATGCGTGAAAAGTATCTATCAACTACAGACGAAAAACGAACCGATTTCAGAGAAAAGTCAAAAGATAATCCACATTATGAAACCGTCTGCCTTTTAGATAAATTGATAGAACTGCGTAGGGTTGGAGAAGTTATGAAGATGTTAGGAAGTCAGAAAGAAAAATATGTTGACTATCCGAAGCATGTTTTTGATGGCATTATCAAGAATTATGATTTTTCAGATGAACGGTTTCACATGTGGAAAGCGTATACTTACGGCATCATTCAAGGAAAAAGAGCAGAACGAGCAAGAAGAAAGGCAGGTGCTGTCAATGAAGCCAATTAATACATACAAGAAATGTTTATGCTGTGGCAGTAAGCATCAAGCTACAGCAGAGCGAAAGAAATGTCTGTGCGGTGGTCATTTGTATCTGATCGGCACGGTTTACCAGCCGAAAATCATGAGAGGAGGCAAATAAAATGCTTTACAGAAGTGACATGTTGAAAGAGATAGAAAGAGCGTTAAAGGATGCAGCATATGCAGATGTACGAAACATTTACATGCTTTTAGTAGGTGCTGGACTTATCGAGGAGAAAGAAGATAACTAGCGAAGATTATAAAAAATTGATCATTAAAATTATTGGGGAAATTGATGATCAGCGATCACTCATATCAATTTATACAGTGGTTAAAGAGTTGAATGAGTAATAAGTGGATTAAGGAGGAAACATGGAAGCAGAGGAGTTAAAAAAATATATACATGAAATGGTAGATAGAATCATGGATGAAAGACGACTTAGACAAATCTATACAATCTCGCACAGGGCTTTTATTCGAGACAGGGGTGTACAATATGAGCGTGAAGATTAAAATATCATATACCACAGATGAGGAGCTAGAAGAGGTTACAAGACCTCTTTCCTCTCTTGTAAAGAATTGGAAGAAACAACCGGCAAAGGGGAAGTATAAGAGGGCTTACGGTACCTTAAGCCGTGAGCGAAGCCCGAACGAAGCACGAGAGGGGGCTAATTCGTGAATGATTCAAATTTAATACCGAACACCGAGCGAAGCCCGGAGGAACTACGAGAAATGGGAAGAAAGGGAGGTATCAAGAGCGGAGAGAGCCGGAGAAGAAAGAAAAGGCAGCGGGAAATTATGAAGCTATTGGCAGAAAATTTCAGTAAATCAGAAGAGTGCAAGAGACTACTGGAATTTATGAAAAGAACATTGCAATAAGCTGCGACATTTGATATAATTATTTTAGAGCAAATAGAATAATATAAGTACCGCACTGGGTTCCTCTCATCTCAGTGTAAGCCTATACAGGGCGTGGGAATAGCTAAAGTCGTGAAATGCGACCATAGCCGTTCTTACGTCCTTTTTTATTTGTTCTATATTCTTCTTTTTTTATTTACACTATTCTTTTTTCAATTTTATGAATAGCCGACCGGGCGTAAAACGGGGAAAGGACATGAAAAGCATGGAAGAAAATGCAATGAACACCAGTACACAACTGGGCGGAAATAAAACACAAACACAGCAGGCGGAAACTGAAAAGATGTTCACACAAGAAGAAGTGAATAGAATTGTGCAGGAACGTCTTGCAAGGGTAAAAACACCAAATGAACCGAATCAGAGTGAACTCGACTTGCAGGCGCGTGAAAATGCGTTGTATGTCCGTGAACAGGTAGCCGAATTTGGACTGCCAAAAGAGTTAGTGGATGAGTTCAAGGGGATGGATAAAGTAACCGTAGACAAATGTATTAAGATAATCGCCCCATATGTGCAGAAATTGAAAGAGCCGATACTAAACGCTGTCGGACCGACTAATAACGGGGCAAGCGGTACAGAAGCCGCTCAAATTCGTGCTGCTATGGGGCTAAAGAGATAGGAGAGTAAAACATGGCTATTGAATTAGTAACCAAATACCTGCCTTATGTAGATGAACTTTTCAAGGCAGAAAGTAAAAAATCGCTACTGACAAATGATGATTTCGATTGGACAGGGGCAAACACTATAAAAGTGTATAAAATTGGAACGTCTGAAATGAATGATTATGACAGAGCTGGGACGGGGAGCGGAGCAACAGGTTCACGCTATGGGAATGTTAGTAACCTTGATGCAACAACTCAAACAATGCTCGTTCGAAAAGACCGTTCTTTCACATTCGTAATTGACAAATTAGACAGTGACGAAACAGGAAGTACATTGGAGCCAGCTTCGGCACTTGCAAGACAGTTAAGAGAAGTTACAGTGCCGGAAGTGGATTCTTATGTGTACGGCAAGATGTGTGAGGATGCAGGGACAAAACCGGAACCAGTAACATTGACTGCTGATAATATCTATACTGAGATTGTAAAAGCGACAACGGCGCTTGATGATGCGGAAGTACATGAGACTGGAAGAGTTTTATTAGTTGTTCCTACAGTATATCAGATTATGAAACAGAGTAAAGAAATTGTACTCAACACTAATGTTGGTGAAGATATGCGATTAAAAGGGGTGATCTCAAATTTAGATGGTATGAATGTGATTAAAGTATCATCTTCACGAGTACCAAAAGACTTTGGGTTTATGGTTGCACACCCTTGTGCGACAGTAGCACCGACAAAACTTGCAGACTACAAAACACATGACAATCCTCCGGGAATCAGTGGCTACTTGATTGAGGGACGTATCGCATATGATGCACATGTACTTGATAACAAGAAAAAGGCGATTTACTACCAGCAGAATAAAGCTGCAGTGTAAAAATAATATAAATACCTCGAGCTTTCAGTTTTGATTGTTCGGGGTATTTTTGAAAGGTGGCGCAAATGATGGACAATGAACAGTTAGTTGCCCGAATCAGAGCCGGAGTTGATACCGCTGACAATATGCTTGCCCTGTATGAGCAGAACCACGGTTTTATTCATAAGATGGCGTTGAAATATTCGGGATATGCAGAAATAGAAGATTTAAAGCAGGAGGCGTATATTGGCTTGTGTGAAGCAGTGGAGCACTATGACGAGGATAAGGGCGTGGCGTTTATCAGTTACGCAGGCTTTTGGATTAAGCAGACTATGCAGCGGTATATTGATAATTGCGGCGGAGTGGTAAGGCTTCCGGTTCATGCAAGGGAGTGGATAGCGAAATATAAGAAGATGCTACGGGAGTACCGTCAATATTATGGCAGTGAGCCGTCTGAGCGTGAGCTGTGCCATCTTTTAGGTGTTGACCGAGAAAAGCTCCACACAATACAGGAAAATGCGAGAATTGGGCAGATAAAGAGCCTGAGCGAAGTTGTGGGCGGAGAAGAGGAAGATTTTACGATTGAGGATACCATAGCATCAGATGAAGATATAGAGGCAGATGTGGCCGAAAGATTAGATACTGCTGCCATGAAGAAAGAACTGTGGATTGCTGTTGATAAACTGCCAAGGGAGCAGTCAGAAGTCATCAGGAAAAGATACCAGCAGAGCATGACCAGGAAAGATACAGGAGAGGCTCTTGGTATTGCTGCAGGTGTGGTGTAGAATTTGGAAAGCAAAGCCATAAGAACGCTTAGAATCCCAAGTAGATCCCGGAAGTTTAAACCGTACTTTGAGCAATATCTGTCAGCACACAGCTATCACCATGTAGGTGTAGAGAATTTCCAAAGGACATGGATGAGTGAGGTTGAGCGTGAAGCGTTGCGGGAAATGGAATGGGAAGAGGAGCATAGGCGCATCATGGAAGAGGCGGACCAAGATCTTGAAGAAAATGAAAGAATCAAGGAAATGCTAGGGCATGGATAGTGGCGTTTTAAGTAGTCCCCTTATTGTCCCCTTTTATATATTTTCTTGAAATAAAAAAATACAGAATCCCTTTAAAATTAAAGAAATTCTGTATTGATATTCACAGCTGCTGGCGGGACTTGAACCCGTGACCTCCGCCTTACCAAGGCGACGCGCTACCGACTGCGCCACAGCAGCATATATTTTTACAACAAATTCATATTACTATAGCTTGTTTCATCTGTCAATGTTATTTTTAGTAAAAATTTTAGTAAAAATTTTCGAAGTGAAACCATTTTGTTACTGTTCAGAGGTTAACTGGACTTAAGAAAACCGATGGTGTAGACTGATAACAGTCAAAGCCATCGATTTTC